TTGAGCATTAGCAGTTCCATATTTAAGATATTGACAATTTTGTGCTTCTACAGTTTGATATATACCAAGTTGACTAGATGCACTTAAAGAAGCATTAGCAGTAGTGCAATCCATTTTTAAAGAAGATGTAAAACCTTGTCCAGTTGGTACATCAGTTGATTGAGATTGTGTCCAAGTTCCAGCGGTACTAACAATAGAACCAAATCTATCCAATGTATGATAAGCAGAAGTAGTTATAGAAGCCACACTTGTACTTCTTTGTGCAATTTGCATATCTCCATTAATAACGATATTTCTAAAACTTGGATTGCCAGATAATTTATTTAATGTGATACCAGCTGTAGAGCTAATATCAGCATTAACAATAATACCATCAGCTATATCCGCAGAAGTTAAAGGAACTTGTGCTGGTGTATTTCCTATAAAAGGCATTGTTTATTCCTATGTTGAAATATCGTCAACTGCACTAACAATTACATCTAAAGATGTAGCTGTGTCAGAAATTACTTTTAGTGCATCACCAGATTCAAGAACGAATTTAGCACCACCATCAATAACTTGTAATGATGATCCTGCTGGAATTGGTGCATTTTTTACTATGTAATAATCTGCAGCACTTGATGTAATATATACTGAAGCATTAACAGCTGAAGAAGTTGTGTTAGCTAAAGATATTCCTATGATTGTGTCGTAACTATTTGCAGTTAATAATGTACTAGCAGAAGTTGTTACGTTTCTTGCTATGTATCTTCTAAAATTTTGTGCCATATTTTATTTCCTATTATATTATTTGTTACTATAAAGCAATTGACATAGCAATCGCAAAACCATTACTTGCTTTACTATCTATTTGAGTTTGAATAGCTGAAGTTACACCATTCAAATAACCAAATTCTGTATTATCTACTGTACCTGTTCCAATCTTAGTTGCAGCAATTGAATTAACTGCAAGTGATATTGTACCAGAAGAAGTTATTGGACTTCCTGTTACTGTAAATTCTGAAGATCCTGAATCAGCTACTGCTACAGATGTTACTGTACCACCTGAACTTGGAAATACTTGTACGTATGAAATAGAACTAGAACCAAGTGTAGCACTAGTATCTGTTGTACATAAAAATAAATCATCAGCATGAGTAGAACCTTCTGATACTAAAATTAACTGTCCAGCTAATTCTGATATTATATCAAATTCTGTATCTCTTGAAGCAGCTCCTGAAGCTACAACAATATATAAACCATTTTGAGATGCAGTAGATTGATCTTTTAATAAAACTCTATTTCCTGTTACTAATGTAACACCATCTAAAGTATCACCATTTTCTAATCCTGTAGAAATATTAACATTTGCAGTAGAAGCAACTCTAGCAATAACTCTTGTTCTAAGACCAGTAACTAAATTATCAACATAATTTTTAGTAGCAGCTTCAGAAGAAGATGACGGATCACCTAATCCTGTAATTGTTCCACCAGTTAAAGTTACACTATTAGCATTTTGAGTTGCTATAGTTCCTAATCCTAATGTAGTTCTTTGTGCAGACGCATCAACATCATCAAGTAATGCTTTACCAGCAGTTGTTAAATCAAATACTGCAGCTGTTCCTGATCCTGTAAATTGAATACCTTTGTCAGCAGCAGAAGTTAATCCTGCAATTGCTGCAAGTTCAGCATCATATGCTTGTACGTTTGTACCAATAGCTAAACCTAAATTAGTTCTAGCAGTAGATGTAGATGATACATCAGATAAATTATTTGAAGCTGTTAATTTTGTTCCAAGTTGTGTTTGAATAGCACTTGTTACTCCAGATACATAACCTAGTTCAGTATCTGTAACTGTTGATACAGCAATCTTTCCAGATGAATTAGATATAGCAGCTCTACTAGCAGTTAAATCAGATGATACAATTGTTGTAGCAGCACCTGTTATTGTAGCTTGTTTTGAATTTATTTGTGTTTGTATTGCAGATGTAACTCCGTCAAGATATGAAAATTCTAAATTAGATACTGCACCGCCACCAATTTTAGCTGCGTCAATTGCAGCTCCTGTTGCGACTTTAGCATTTGTGATTACAGATTCTGGAATTGAATCTCCAGTTTTAGATAGTATAGCAAGATAAATTTCTACTGCTTCATTAGCTAATGAACCACTATCCCATACAACAGTTACAGTTGTATTAGTTGAAAATGTACTTGCACTAATTGTTCCAAATATAGTTCCTGGAGTTGTAGCTATTGCTTTAACTCTACGACCTATATGATAAATACTTGTAACATCTACACCGCTTACTGTGAATGAAGTAGCTGAAGCATATGCAATAGTAAATCCATTATCACCATCACCATAAATAACCCATTGAGAATCGTTATACCATTCTCTAATTTCAGCACCTAAACCTCTAAAACAGTTATTAATATTAGAAGGTAACATTCCTTCTGCTGTATTAATACTTCCTATTGTAGTGTTATTCGCTGCGGTTATACTATAATCTTTTATTCCTGCCATATTAATTTCCCATAAACCATGTGAAAACTTTATCGTTTTCTGTGTTAAATTTATTTATATATTCGTTTAATGCTACTTCTACTTGTCTTTGAAAATATTCTTGAGTATCAAAAGAATATCTTACGTTATCAATATCTAATTCTGTTATGTCTGCCATTATCTAATTCCTGCTGGTGTTGCTGTTACATCAATACCTTGTGCGTCATTCCAGTTAGTTCCAGAAGCTATTTTAACATTAGCTCTAACATATCTACCAGATTGTCTCAATGGTGCTATGCCAGTTGTGTTTGCTGCAACATAACTAGAAGTTGTTTCAGTATCTACTAAAGCATCTCTAGTTTTAAGAGCTACTGTCGAAGCACAATCTACTATAGGTCTAACTCCAGTAATTTTAGTTCTTTGTCCTGGAATAGGTTCTATTTCAGATGTTTCCATTTCTGCTTCTAATTGATTACCAGCAAATATAGCTGCTTTAAAATTATTATCAACAGCACCTAAATATAATTGTCCACCATTCCAAAAGTCTGTGTCTAATGCAATATTAATATTATCTAAGTTAGTAGATATAATATCCATTAATTCTACAGTATATGCACCTACAAACTGTGTAAATATTGTTGAAGCATTTGCAGTTGCTGATGACCATTTTTCTGTAACATAATTATAAATTAATAATTTATCACAAATACCTGTAGTGTTATTTGCATTTGCTACCGAAGGATATAACCATAAAGCTAAGTTATTAAATGGATCTATTGCTGCAACAATACGATCTGTATAAGCTTTATTTAAATCAGCATCAAAAAATCTATTTACTTTTTCTGCACCAATTGCTTTTAGTGCATCACCATTAACTTCAAAGAAACCATCGTCTGCGTAAAAAAATACTCGTCTATCTGTTTGTGTTACAGTCTGTCCATATACAGCACCACGATTAGAAGATATAACGGAAAATCTGAATACTGTTTGTCCGCCAATATAGTCCATACGAACAATTTGATTTTGTCTAAATACATATCCTATTTCACCTGAAGTTATAGCTACAATTTTACCACCGCTTCCTACTAAATCTTGAAAGTCTGCTTGTTTTTTTCCAAGTTCCCAAGTAGCAATATCATCGTTGCCAGTCCATTGTACTCTATTAACATTATTTGGTTGATTACCAGTAACTAAAAAATTTCTTATAATACCTGATACTCTAAATGTAGGTACAGTACCAGAAGTTGCAATTCCAGATAAATTATTAAAAGCAGTTGAAGTACCTAATAAAAAATATTGAGGTGCATCAACACCATTACTTGCAATAATATAATTACCAAATTGAGTAAATGTAAAAAAGTCTGTATTACCTCCAGTTAATGGAGTACCACCAGTAAAGTTTGTAGTGGTTAATCTTACTGTATCAGTAGATACTGTTGTTAAATTATTTCTACCTACAGCAGCTCTTGTTACTGTAACGACTGCACCAACGACAGTTGCAGAAAAATCTACATGAGCATCAATAGTATTTTTTAAATTTGTAGCTGTAGTATTATTATTTGTTTGAACTTGAAATTCTAATGCACCAGGAGAACTAAGAGTAGAAGTAAATACTACTGACGTTCCATTATTTTTAGTTAAAGTAATTGTTTCACTAGCTGCAATATTTGCATAATCAGAAACTGTAATTGTGCAGGTTGCAAATGAATTATTTAATAATAAACCTTTTGCTCCTACTTCAGTAAAAGAACCACCAGTTAATTGATAAATAGTATCTTTTGTAGTTGCAAAATTATAAACATTATTAGATCCATCTCTAAATGAACCTGCACCTTTTGAATCTGCAGCAATATTATTTGAACTATAACTAACTAAACTTTTAAAAGGTTTATAACTTTGTAAAGCATAATAAACATTATTAGCTACATTAGCTCCTTTGTTTAAATGTTTAGGTTGGTCAGGTAACCATTCTCCAAATGCTAATTGCATAGTTACTTTCTTCTATAAAATGAAAGATCAGTACCTACATCGGTATTTTGTACAACAGGAGATCCACCAAATGAATCTTGTTGATCATTACTTTCTAATCTTTCTAATGCAGTTTGATACATAGCTATCCAGTTTTGAACTTGAGCTTGATCTATACCGCCAATAAAGTTAGCAGCATGAAATAAACTGCCATATAAATAAACAGATGGATGTGATGCTAAAATATAATTACTAGCATTACCAGATGATAAAGGTGTAAATGCTTTATAGTATTGTAAGTACCCTGTGTAAGTTGTGTCTGGACTTGGAGCAAATCTAAATTGTTCTACTCCATTGTCTGATTCAATTGTATAAACTCTTGGTAAGCCAGTAGTTGAAGCACCTTTAATTGCAAATAAATTTGCAGGTGTAATGTAATTTAAATGATATTTTGTGCCACCAGATAAAATGTAAAATGATCTTACCGCTATAAATCCTGTTGGAACTGTAACTGTTTCACTATTAATAGTAATAGTATCAATCTGTTCCATTTGTCTAATTCTTAATTTAGCATTAAGATCAGCTTCAACTAATTTTATAAAGTCATCAGATATTTCAGATGTAAGGTCAGATCTATTAAGCCAGTTAGCTATTGTTGATTTTAATTCTGTATAGGTACTAATTGCCATTATATTTTTCCTTCTGCAGTTCTAAAATATCTATACTCATTAGAGTTTAATTTTTTCTTTAAAATCTTTTTACGTTCTACATCTGGTATTCCAAACCAATTATTAGTTCCATTATATTCTTTGGCCCAAATCGTTAAACAAATATTTGGAATACTTGCTACTCTTTTTAAATCTCTAGATTTAGAATATCCATCATTTAAAGTAATAAGTTGTTTGTTCTTTTTAAGAACAGGTTCAACATCTTGAGTGTGTTTAATAGTAAGTTTTCCATCAGATTCTTTAATATAATCTGAACGGACTACTCCATCAAACTCAACGTCTCTTAACTTAGACATTACTCAGTTAATGATGTAACGTATAAATTTCCAGAAGCACAAATTCCAGCTACTTTTTCACCTTCAGAAATTTTAATAGTTTCTATTTCATTAGCAGGTAAATAAACTGTGCTAGTTGTTGCTGTTGGGTTAACACCAATATTGTAATGACAGTTAGCATCAGCTACTAATCTTACATATTGTATGTTTGCACCTATAGCAGAACTTTGAGCAGATGTACCACTCATAGCCACTTTAGATGTTGTTACTGGTCTAAGACCATAATTCATAATTGCCATATATTTCCTTTTAAATTAAAAAAGGGGGTATTGCTACCCCCTAATGTAAAATTATCTTCTTATGATAACAGTTATATCAATTGGTTGAGTCGTAGAAGATCCACCATCAGATGTAATTGTTATGTAATCACCTTCTTTAACACTGTTAGCTGCAGTTGGTTCCGCAGTATCAATGTCTCCAGCAGCTGATCCAGAAAATGCTACAGTAAATCCACCACCTGTTACAGTAGTTCCATTTACAGCACTTGTTACAGCTGAATTAGCTGATGTGATTGCTCCACCTAATACAGAAATAATTTTAATAATTTTTCCATCATCAGGTACAGCGATATTAACTGAACTAGCAGCAGATACATCTGCTAATCTAGCAGTTAAAAAGTAGTCGTTTAATGTTCTCATTTTGTTTTCCTATGTTTGCTTCGTTCCGTCTTTAAGACTTCAAAGACCAAACAAAAAGTTAAAGAAGGGGAGATTATTCTCCC